GCAGACGGAGCCTATAATCGTCCAGAGCTTACTATTGCAAATATTGAAAGTGTTTTTGCAGACGCAATCGGTAATATAAAGTTTGAAGATTTAATTGGAAAGAAAATTACAAGAAGAACTACTCTTGAAAAGTATCTTGTAGGAAATGCAGGAGATTCTGGAAGCGGAAATGCTCCCGTAGAGTTTCCAAAAGCTACTTTTATAATTGATAGAATTAAAAGTAAAAGTCCTATACAGGTAGTATTTGAATTAGCGGCTCCTTTTGACTTAGCAGGTATTCTACTACCTCGTAGAATAGTTGTAGGGGGCTCTTGCCCGTTTAAGTACACAGGAGCAAGTTCTGTAGTTTATGATAATGATAATTTAATTTATACTACAGCGAAAGAAAGAAATAAAGAGGGTGGATGTACCTGGAGAAGAGATAGTAAAATATGGGTAAATGGCACTCCATATTATGCTTATATGAATGCACAGGACGATTACATAGTTCCTGAAGAAAATGAAACAGGAGGCGTAACGTTTACAAATGCATCCGGTCTTAGTAGCTTTACTGCAAATACGTATTACTATAATACAGTTTCTGTTACTCGAGTTAATGCTGATGGGAGCTATACTGATACTACTATAAATCAATATTGGCAGGCTACTAGAGCAACTACTACTGCTCCTACGAGTGCAAGTAACTCGTGGAGATCTGTACGAATTTGGCGTACGTATAGTGCGTCTACTACTTATTATGGTTATAAGGACAAAAGACATAATGAGTATGTTTTAAAAGATGAAAAGTTATGGCAAGTAAAAAGAACTACTCAAACTGGAAGTTCACATTCAACTTTAATAGAAGGAGAGTACTGGACTGCAGGAGACGTTTGCGGAAAAACTTTAACTTCGTGTGCCATGAGATTTCAAGCTAAGCCCCTTAGCGCGGGGTGGAGCTCTTTGAAAGATTCTAGAATCGGATTACCCTATGGAGGCTTTCCTGGTGTCATACAAAGAAGGTGATATAGTAGCCTACTTACAAGGATGTTACCCAGAAGAAGGCTGTGGTATACTACTAAATAAAAGGGGTAAACTTGAATGGATTCCCTGCAATAACGATGCCGAGGATCCCTATAATGACTTTAAAATAAATACCACAGACTATGTAAAAGCTCAGTTAATGGGTGATATTTATGCAATAGTTCATAGTCATGTAGATGCTTCCCCAGAACCTAGCGAAGCGGATATAAAAAGTAGCGATTTTTTAGGAATTCCATATATTATTTATTCAATTCCATCTTATGAAAAATATACATATACTCCTGTTATAGCAGATATTCCTTTAACAGGTAGAACTTATAATTTTGGAGAGAATGATTGTTACTCACTAGTAAGAGATTACTATAGAAAAGAATTTGATATAACTTTACCCAGTATAGAATTTGAAGATAATTGGTGGGATAAAGGATTAAATTATTTTGAAGATTGTGTAGAGCCTTTTGGTTTTAAAGATGTTGATACTCCTCAAAAAGGAGATATGATTATTTTTAAAGTTTATGGAAATATTCCTAATCATTGTGGCATTTATCTCGAAGAAGATGTTATGTTACATCATGCAGAAAATAGATTATCCTGTAGGGAGAGTTTATACCCCTTTTGGATTAGGCATTTAGTGAGATTTATACGATATGCAAAAAGTTAGACTAGTAGGAAATATTGCAAAATTTGGTGAAGTTTGGGAAACAAACTGCACTAATATTCGTGATATTTTTAAACTTATAGAATGTCAAACTAACGGATTTAGACAGTATCTTTTAAATGCTGCGGATGCAGATGTTGGATTTGCAATTCAACGAGGCGACGAGTTTTTAGAGCATCCAGAAGAATTACTACTTTCCGTAGGGGAAGAAGATATAATTATTACAGAAGTTCCTTCTGGATCTAAGTCTGGCTTTGGAAAAATTCTCGCGGCTATTGCTATTGTAGCAGTAACCGTAATTAGTGCTGGAGGTTTCGCAGCACTAGGCACCATTATGAGTGGCGGAGGCTTAGCTGGTTTTGCAGCTAACGCCGCTTTAGGTCTTGCTATGAACTTAGCATTAACTGGTATCACTCAATTAATGGCTCCTGGTCCCGAAACAGATAAAGAACAAAATGAGGGGTATCTTTTTACTGGGCCTGATAATAATATTCAACAAGGGGTTCCAATTCCTGTTATCTATGGAGAGCTAAAAGTTGGAGGGGCTCCTATAAGTGTTTCTTTTAAGCCGGATTCGGGGCAAGTTGATGGAAGCTCATCCTCTTATCTAGTAAATATTCCTGGAGTAGCAGTTATTCCGGCACAACTATCAGCACTAACTTTTGGTAATAATACTACCTGGTCAACCCCTTCAGTCGGCGCGCCCGATTCGGATTATTTTGGGATAAGGAGTTAAACAATGGGAGATATGAGCGGAGGCGGTGCAGATGGCGGCGGCGGAAGCAGCAGAAGCAGCAGCAGTACCGGCAGCGGAAACCAGGCTGTAGGCGCTTTTAGTAAGTCTTTTGAAAGACAGAAAGGCACAGTTTATGATCTTATTGGCGCTGGAGAAATCGAAGGCGTTGTAGGCGGTCTATCAGGAATTTACCTTAATGATACTTCACTTACAGATGTAAGCACTGCTGCCCACTCTACTACTTTAACTTCTCCATCTGCAAGAAGGGGCACCGCCACTGTTTCTAGTTCTAGCACAACTATTACTGATTGTACTGCTGAAGACGGAGAAACAGGACTTTTTGCAGGTCTGTCTACTTCTGATTTAACCGATGAGCCCAGATATATTCAAATTGCAGATGCAGGACCTACTTCTACTTTATCAGCAGCTACTACTCCTGGAATTAATTTTATAACTGTAAGTGATAGTAATACTTTTACTACCGCAATGACACAATCAGTCGGAGTAACTACTGGTAGCCTTGTAAGTACTCATGATACTGTTAAATGGTTAATTAGAATTCCTAATGGAGCTGCCGGGGGTGGAGAATCTAGACATACTATTACTAGAATAGCGAATGATACTACAGGTACGAATAATAAGGCTTGGCTGTATCCGCCGCTACAAACTATTGTACCTTCGGGAACTAATATTTATATTGATGAAGTAGTAAGAATAAGTTCTTTTACGAATTCAACTACTGCTGTTCTTGCAAATACTCCTACTAGGTCTAAAACGGATGCGAAATGCCTTTTAGGTGAAGCGAGAAAATTAGCTTATGTAAACAGTGGCTCCACCGGCGCTTCAAATTTAAATTTCCCTTCTGCAAGAGCGAGAACTTATAATGGAGATCGTTATCAGTATGCTCATCAGTATTCTGGAACTTCTCCCGCAGCTTCTTATATTCTAGCTCCCAATCATCAACTAAAAAGACACTCTTCAGCGGGAGGCAATCAATCCACCTATTATATTTCAGGAGACTCTTTTAGTTTTAGCCAAAACTCTAAAGAAGAAGTTGATAGAGTACAACTTGCAGTAGAATTTCCAGCAGGACTTCAAAATAAAACAGATGAGGGTAAAGACAGGATAGGTTATGTAGAATTTCAAATTGTACTAGAGTATAAAATAGATCCTAATGCTGCATTTACTTCTGTATTGATTGCCGGTAAAGACTATGGAGGTTCCGACTTTGATTCTAGTGTGCCTGGTTGGTCTAATGTATATGATACTCAAAGAAGTTCATATGCTACCTCTGGAAATAGATATAGTAATGGGGTTGTATCGAAAACTAATCAAAAAGTAAAATTTATGCAGGAATGGGACATTGATCTCAAACCTTATCAACCTTTGTCAGACTGGAGAATAGGAATAAAAAGACTATCTCCTGACGCTAGTAATGAATACACTGTTTCACAGCATCATTACGCTGCGCCTTGTAGTCTTAAATTTGCAGAAGCTATTGTAGAGGAGAAATTAAACTACCCTCTCACTGCATATGGAGTAGTAGAGTTTAGTGCTGAAGATTTTTCTCAGCCCCCAAAAAGAGCCTATCACGTTAGAGGAAGAAAAATTAAAATTCCTAGTAATTATTTTACTAGAGAAGAACTCGGGAGTAACCAAGCACAATATACTAGACATAAAACTCTAGGTACGAATACGGGCTCTTATGTTAGTTGGGATGGCACATTTAGAGGTGATTTATTAGACGATACAGCCGCTGTTAATAACAGACGAGTTTATTGTAATAATCCTGCTTGGGTTTTTTATGATATGCTCATTGATAAGGATATTGGTTTAGGCAACTTTATTGATGAGAATGATATTGATAAATATGCTTTGTACCAAATTGCAAGATATTGTGATGAGTTAGTTTCAGATGGAAAAGGAGGTCAGGAACCTCGTTTTACTTGTAACGTATATATTAAAAAACAAACAGAAGCGTATAAAGTACTAAAAGATTTAGCGTCCGCTTTTAGAGGGATGATGTATTGGATCGATGGAAAAATTAGCCCAGTACAGGATACTTTTAAAGAGCCCGTATACACTTTTACAAATGGTAATGTAAAAGATGGAAGTTTCGACTATACATATACAGGTCAGCGTGCTAGAACCAATCAAGTAAATGTAACTTGGACTAATCCTGCGGAAGGGTTTAAACAGTCAGTTCTTGTAGTAGATGACCCTGCAAATATTGTTGCTCAAGAAAGAATTATTGCAAAAGATGTAATTGCATATGGTTGTACCTCTGAGGGCCAAGCAAAGAGAGCAGGCAACTGGCACCTAATTACCGATATAAGAGAGACCGAGATAGTAAGTTTTACTACTGGTATTAACGGTGCTTATCTACGTCCTGGCGATTTTATTAATATTCAAGATCACTATGCAGACGGTATAAATGCTGGCGGTCGTGTAAGAAGTAGCGCAACTACTACGCACAGTTATAATGCTGGCACCCTAAATACTCACGCTATAACTTTAGATAGGGAAGTACTAGGCACTGGAAGTGGATTTAGTGTATCTGCTCCAGGTGTTGGTATTGATCCAACTTCAGAAAACTTTTCTCATATTCTATATTTGATTTATCCTGAGCCTGGAGTTTATCTTGCTCAAGATTCTGCAACTATTGGCGAAACAGATTATGTAAGAAATAACTTAATTATTTCGGATGCAGATGGTAATACTATTAGCACTCAGACTGCCGCAGCTAATCTTGTTGACGATTCTGGTAATGCTGTTTTAACTCAATGGGCTCCAAATACTCGTATTGAAAAACATTATATTGTAAGTAGAAGCACTACAGATGGTATTACAACTGTTAAGACTTATCAACCATTTACGTCTTTACCCAATGCCGAGGTAATTTGGGCTATTGGCCCTACAGAAGAGTATAACACTGCCGATGTAAAGACTTATAGAGTTTTTGGAATTACAGAGGAAGATACTGAAGTTTATTCAGTTACGGCGGGCGTTGTAAGTCTTGATAAGTTTGATGAGATCGAAGTAAATCAGCCAGTAGTTTTGCCTGAATACTCTGACTTTTCAAACTCTGCTCTTGAAATTCCATCCCCTCAAAACTTATCTGTAGAACTCGTACCTTCTGCTACAGCATCTCTTGATGGAGGAGAGACGGGACTAGAGGCTCTCATTACTTGGACTGCTCCAGAAGAAAGTGTCACGGATTCTGGAGGAAGTACAAATACTATTCCTTATAAGTATCTAAGCAGATATGAAGTTCAGCATAATTTAGTAGATGGAGATTTACCTAGAGGCTTTAGTTCTATATCTGTTAGTGGAAATGCAACTAGTGTTCGTATTAAGGGCGTTAGTAGCGGCACTTATCAGATAAAAATTAGATCTATTGGAGACTACGGATCTAAATCAGTTTGGCAAGTTATAAACAGAAAAATTTCTGCTCCTGCGCCTACAGCGTCACGAGTTAGTCGAATTTCTAGAGGAGGTATTCTATCTGGTAATATAGTATTTAGCACTGATAAAGTAGTAATATCTCCAAGCTCTTATACTTATATTAGTCCTACTCAATTTGCAATGACTGTTTCGAGTGGAGATACAAGTTTTACTGAGCAATCCTTTTCTGGAATGTCTAACAGTACTGTGGCTTATATGTACTTTGATCAAAGTAACTATGCTACAGATCCTTGGAAAGCTCTAGAGGTTCACACTGATTCTACTATTGAAGATAGCGGAGGTAATACAGAAACTTTTCAATACTTGAAAGAAGTAGGGGCAAGTAATAATGGCTTAACGTTAGCTACTGGTACCGTGTCTACCACTATTGGCTCTAATAAAGTAATTGGAAGTGGTACTTCGTTTACTACTGATTTTGCGGAAGATGCTCTAATTAAAATTCAAGAAGGTACTGCTCCTGGAACTGAAACGGCTACGGCAGAGTATCAAGAAGTAGCAGAAGTTATTAGCGATACTCTTTTGTATACTAAAGGGACTTATACCAAAGCATTTAGTGGTGACTATCCCGTAAAACAAACCTTCTCTCCTGATTTTGCTAACGATGCAATTATAGGTAGGGTGGATAAATCTTCTGGCGGTACTTATAGCTCTGAATTTTATGTAAGAGCGAAAGGAGATGAAGGGCCTCAAGGAGAAGATGG